ATGATTATCGCTAGACTCTTCCTTCTCGCCATCACCAACAAAATCTACGACGGGTTGGGAAGTTGTGATCGTAGGATGTTTGTCCGTCTCTGCCATAGTCAAGGAACTGACTGTTTCTAAAATCCCTACATAAGTAGGAGTTGTCTGAGTAACACAGACTGTTAGATTGAGTTTTATAGAGTCTCCCTCTGGGTCAATTTTATTAAATTCGGTAAGCGATTTATTTAATAAGGATCGAAAGGGCCGCTCCGCCCAATCGTCTATTCCCCCGGACAAGTAGCCTTTATTTAAAGACTGGCACACACTTGTCAATGGGACCATTTGTAGGTCCTCCAGTCGTCGATCTGATCCATCGCGGGCCTCATTACGGGGTATATGATGCCCTTTTATCACGATATCAATCAGATCCGATCCTATGATTGCCGTAGCCTCTTCACCCTCTGGATCTAAAGGGCGGGGTTCTGGTAATTTACGTACCTCTCGAACAGCAGAGAGTTGATCATCATAAATGATCGTGGATGTTACATCAACATCCGATTGATAAGTGCTATTATATCTCTCCTGGAGGGAAGATATTAGCCTTATCCACTTACGCCTCATCTCTGGTCTGTGTCTTCTGCTTTCACTCTCAACATTTCTCAGGATCTCTAGCTGAACCTCGGAATCCGATAAGAAGGTAGAATGTCCAGGCCATGCTAAACTTAACAGCATTGACGAAGGTTCTATAGGGTCAAAAACAACATCATTCACTTTCCTAAAATAACGCTTAAGGAACGTAGCTTCCTCTATATTAATAAAGGGTACTAGTTCCGACGTTTTATCGGCCATTGTAAATGTTATGTTCATACCACTCAAACTTTCTGCAATAGATACATGGTTGAACCGAGGTTCTGATGTTCCCATGATGCAATCGTCACCATAGGTTAATAGGTGGACAGAGTCTCTAAAAGCTCCGTCACAACCTAACAGTATCCATACAACCCGTAGATATAGAGAATTACCAATACAATTGAGTATAAGAGTTAAGAATTGGCCTGACGGATTCGTCCCCGAAATTTCGAAAACGTCATATCGTAGACCAATAATCAAAATATTCATGAGAGAATTGAATAACTTTTCAGCTACATTAACTTCCTCAATCGTATAACGTAAATTGGTCAACATGATCGTTTTGATTATAACCCATACTGCACGTGTGACTAAATCAGGAAACTTCTTATCGAATTC